TAGTAGTAATCAGCGTCTATCTTTCGATTGAAGCCACTTGTTGTTTCACGTGAGACAGCTCCCTTCTTTTCTTCATTTTCGCGTCGCGCCCAGTTGCGTATGGTAGCCAGATGGTTCGCGTACTTCTTGCCCTTCGACTCCATGTATGAGCTGAGCTTTTCGATTCTCTCTTCCCAGTCAGTTGGGAACTCGGCTCGTAGCTTCTCCATGTCTGAGTCACTGAGAAGGACGTTCTGGTACTCTCCGTACTTGTGGCGCGGCTCCCTCTTTCGCGAGGGCTTATCGCATTTGATAGATGGATTTGTGATAGACGGGTCACTGATAGAAGAATCTTTGTTGCTACTTTGAAGTGGCACGGGGTCACACTTTGAAGTAGTACCCCCGTCGCACTTTGAAGTAGTACCCGTGCCACTTTGAAGTTGTACGGCACGTTCAGCCGGGCGGTAGTACGCTCGCGTGCCCACTTCGCTGTTCTTCACTTGTCGATGGTACAGCAGCCCGAATTTGACAAGCTTTTTCAGCCTGCGCCTTACGGCTTCGGGGTTGAGGTGCATAATCGGCAGCTCTTCGCATACGTACGAAGCGTTGACCCACCCATACTCGGCGCCGTCTATCACAAGCTTCTCCATGCCGCCAAAATAGAAGTCCATAATCCATCGCAGAATCATGAGGTCGCGTTCATCTATTGATTGGTGCTCGTCGCACAGATTAAGGACTTGCTCTTGGCTGAAGCCAAATATCGTGTATTTCATCGTTACATCCACCCCTCGTATTCTTCCACGAATGTCGGGTTCATTTTGACGGATACTATTTCGCCGTCACCAATTGGGGTTGGCACGACAACTCCAGCGTCTATACGGTTTCCCCTTGCGTCAAAGATTGCTATATCGGCAATACCAACACGGTCGATATCCATAAGCACCAGCGATGGCGGGATGTTGAAATATATGTACTTGTTGAAAAATTCGGGGTAGTACATCACGAACTTGTCTTTTTCGCTCAGGCTCCTTCTGTACATGAGTTCCCCTGTCACGACTGCCATTTCAACGGGATATTCAACGCCTTCCATCTTTGATAGCTTTCTTGCCAGAATGACGCTGTACGAATGCCTGTACATGCCGCCTCCAAAACGAAACCCCGCCGTAGGTAACAGCTACGACGGGGTTTCTTATTCCATGCCGCGTTTCACATCACGACTTGAAATTATGTATTATCCGTAAGCCTGCTACCCTTACGGGTCCTATTATAGCATCAAGACTCTTCGATGTTTATGTGATTGATGTATGCCATGAGCTTCTTCTTCATCTTGTACTCTGCCGTCTTGAATCCCTTGCAGTCTTCCACGACAACCTTGCCGCCGCGATGGTAGACGAAGTCTGCGACGTACTTCATGCCACGGTATTTCACTCCTTCGCATTCGAAGCTCGGCAAAAGCTCGAACGTGACCTGAAGGCGCAAACCATCAATCTCGCCCGCTTCCTCCATATAGCGGAGCTTGGTATACCGCTTGGCTTCCTTTGCGCTGTCGAACTCGATGCCGTCAACGACAGTCTTCTTGGCGTGGTACTTACTTCCCCGTGCTGCCAAAGCCATCGCACCCCCTCTCCGAGTCCTCAAGCTCTTCGACACGCTCAAAGCCTACGTAGGCGCACGGCATTATCACGAGCTGCGTTACCTTGTCACCGCGCAGGACGTGATATGGCGCGTCGCTGTGGTTGTATAGCTTGGCCTTGATTGACCCCGTGTAGCCCTCGTCGATAACGCCCTCGGACGTGATGCTATACCGCGTGTTCAGTCCAGACTTGCTCTTGAGCATACCGACGTAGCCGTGCGGCAGCTGGATGTGGACGCCAGTGTCTATGACGCGAGAACCCCTAGCTGGAACCATCGCGTCAACCGGCGAGCGCAAGTCCGCCCCCGCGTCCGTCTCATGTGCCCTTACTGGCATGAATGCCCATGAATCTAACTTAATCTTCACGCTCGTCCCTCCCGAAGCTGTATCGTGCGTACCTTGTCGGCTGTCCGTAGCGGTTCTTGCCGCGCTCTCGCTCCGTGTGTATGTCGTGGCCGTCCTCCTTAAGCTCGAAGATGACCGCCGCGAGCCTTGTGACTCCCAAATCCTTGAATGCGTCCAGCGGCGTGATGCTGCCGAACTCCCTGATATAGTCGAGAACCATCTTCTTTTGGCTCACCGTTGCATCCCCCTTTCTAAACGTAGTTTCGGCCTATTACCCGCATCCAGTCATCGAGCGACCACCCGTAGTGCTCCATCGCACGCCGCTGCGAGACCTCCTGAAGGTAAGTCTCGAACGGTCGGTTGAAGTGAACCGCGAAGTCGCTCATGTTGTGCGCTTCGGGCGGCAGGAAGACATAAAGGCCGTACTCGATTGATGTCTGGCGGTTCGGCCCATGGAAAACCTCGTGGCGCACGAGCCACGGTTCGCGATGGTCGTACCAGCGAATCATGACGCCGTGGCGCTCGTCGTACCACTCGCCGCAGCCTAAAACGCTATGCTCTTTCATCCTTCGCCCTCCACGTACCTCAATCTGGCTATTTCCTCGCGCGTGAGCACGGAAATGCCCTGCGCCTCGCATTCCTCGCGAACGCCGTCAACCAGACGTGAGAACTCCGTCGAGTCCATGTGACTCGAACCCTTGTAGACCCGGTAATGCGTGAACTCGCGACCGCCCGCGAAGCCCGTGCCTATTTCCTCGTAATAGCGGAAGTATCCAGACACATCTATGTCGGAACGGACGCTCACGACCTCGAATGGCGCATGCTCCTTGAGCATACGGAAGTGAAGTTCTGAGGTCGGTATCCTCAAGACCCTGCCGAGCTGGTTCAACATTGACCAATAGTAGGCGTTCTGGGTGAGCGTGCGCTTGCGCTTGCGTTCCTTTATCTCGTACAGACGTTCCTTGCCGTCCTGCGGCTGCGAGAACATCCAATGAATTATCTCCTCGGCTGTCCCAATCATGCCGCCAATCATCCAGAGTCACCCCCAATCAGTAACAGATGTGGGGCGTGGAGCCCCATTGATGGAGCACCACGCCCCACTGTCGGCCAATCCCTAGAATGGGATATCCTCATCGTAGGACTCAGGCTGCGGGGCCTCGGCGTAGGCCTGCCGGGCGTTCCACTGCGGCGCGGGCTGCGCCTGCTGCTGCGGATGGTAGTCCTGCTGCTGCTGGTGCTTGCGGTTCTGCATCAGCTCGATGTCGTTGGCGATGATGTCGACTTTCGAGTGCTTCTGCCCGTCCTTCTCCCAGCTCGAATAATGGAGCTTTCCAGCGACCGCGACCTTCATTCCCTTGGTAAGGATGTCGCTGAGTGCCGTGGCACGGTTGCCAAAGGTCACGCACTCGAAGAAGTTGGGAACATCCTCCCACTCGCCCGTCTGCTGGTTCCTGCGGCGGTCGTTCACCGCGATTCCGAAGCTCAGAACCGCTGTGCCGCCAGCCGTGTTGCGCAGGTCGGGGTCGCGTGTCAAATTTCCCGTGATTGCTACGTGGTTGATGCTCATTATTCGTTGTCCTCCTCGCCGGACAGCTCTTTGAGCTTCTTGTCGTACGCGTCCCCCATGATGTGGCGCATAACGGCGCTGGTGGTCGCATCCTCCCACGTGAGGTATTTTTTCGCCCAGTCAGTGCCCGCCCTGTTGAGTAGAACGTCCTTGACCATTTCAAGGTCGAATTTCGCCTTCAGCAGATTCTCGAATTCTGCTTTCGTAATCTGAACCGTGTTTTCCATTTTTGTCGTTCCTTTCTCTACTGTAAGTTGAACCGTGTTTTCCATTTTTGTCGTTCCTCTCTCTATCTGTCTTTCGCGAATACGTAGGCCCTGCAACCCTTGGTATCGTTGTAGATGCTCAATCCCGTTATGATGCCGTTCTCGATGCGAACCTTCTCGCAGCGGAACTTGTCGTAGCATTGCATGCGCCCGTTCTTCCCGGGCTTGACGCTGCACTTCTCGGCGGGAACCCAGATGAACGGTGCTTCATAGAGCTCGCGCCCGATGCCCAGCATGAACCCAGCCCGCTTGAACGCATCGCTTGCACGGCCCTTCTCGGCTTCCATGTTGGAAGGCGTTCCGTTGGACTGCTTGGCAATCCACTGTTGTTTCTCCGCGTCCCAGACCTCGATAGTGCAGAACAGCTCGCCGTTGATGCTCTGGTACGAGTCGCGCCACCCCATCACGCCGAAAGTCTCGTCAAGGATGCGCATGTCGCAACGGCTGTCTTTGTAAAGCAGAAGCGACACGCCCTTCTGGCTGCACTGTGCCACGCGAACCTCGATTTCGTCTGCCCTCAGCTCGCGCATGTCACTTCACCTGCAAGCTTTCGTTCGTGATGATTTCGGCGTGCTCGATTTCGCGCCCGTCTTCCAAAGCTGCCTTGATTGCCGTGCGGTTCGGAGTAGGCTCCTTGTGCGTGAGCAAATCGTCGGCGTGCTCCTGCGCCCATGCGACGAAGCTTTCATCGACCTGAACGCTCTTGGCTTTGCGGTAGCTGCAACGCACCTTGGGCGATTCGAACTTTTCACCTTTCAGCGCGTAAACGAGAAGGTTCTTGATGCGCTCGGCCTTGTTCTCCACTGCCTTGCGGCGCTGGGCGAGGTTCGCTTCCTCTTCTTTCATGGCCTTCGCCTCGGCTACGAGGTTCTTATAAAAGCAGCCGATGTTCTCGACCTTCTGCGTGCGCTCCATCTGAAGCTCGTCGAAGCGTTTCTCGTCCTCGATTTCGCCCGTCTCCATATCGACGAGCGATAGGATTGAATCGTCTATATCGTAAATGCTCATACCCATGTTGTTTCCCCTTTCTCTTTGATTTCTTCCGGCTCTTCCTCGGAATAGAAAACGTCTTTGCCTTCGAAGAGCTTGTTAATCAGGTCGTACAGAGCCGCCATGTGCTCCTTGGTCGGATTGCCCCTCTCCATAGTCTTCACCGTCCCCGAAAAGATAGTCGAGCGTGAATGCCACACCGTTGCGCTCTTCCAGCTCAGATTGAATTGCCATCATCTCGCCAAGTCGGAACTGCTGCTTGCCAGAAAGAAGGCGAAAAACCGTGGGAACCGACTTCCCGATTGATTCGGCAATATCTCCGTTCGTCATGCCCGCACGTACGATTTCAGCTTTGAGATTCTTGTACATACACTCACCCCCTTATGTGCTCAGTGTGCGCACTTATGTGCTCCAGTAATTTCCATTATAGGCAAGAACTTTCAAAATTTAATAGGTTTTTCTAAAAATGTTAAAACTTACTTTCATTTTTTGCACACTTTAGTGTTTACAGTGAACACCTATAGATTATATAATTACCTTAGCAGACGTGGCGGTACCAACGTTTAGCGGGGAAAGGAGTCGAATTTTGGATGGCATTTACTGACAATTTGCAGGCGCTTATGAGCGCAAAAGGGATATCCCGTCGAAAATTGGCGAAGGAGTGCGGGATAAGCCCCAGCGCGGTGAACAGCTGGTTCAATCGGTCGGCTGAGAACATCAGCTTGCAGACGCTGAAGAAGCTGTCGGATTACTTCGGTATAGGCATCGAGGAGCTTGTCCACGGAAAGCAACAACGGCGTGAGATAACATTTTCAAGCGGCGCGTACACGGACGCAGAGCTTGACCAGATAAAGCAGTTCGCACACTTTTTGATAAGGCAACGAGAAAGGAATGATTAATGGATGGCATACGCAATGTACCTGCGCAAGTCACGCGCAGACGAGGAACTAGGATACGAGAACACGCTTGAACGACACGAGGAGATGCTGCGCAACCTTGCGGCGCAGACTGGAATCCACGTAGACGAATCGCATATCTACAGGGAAATTGTCTCGGGTGAGAGCATCGAAGCCCGCCCGCAGATGCAGAAGCTGCTGAAGGCGGTCGAGATGGGACTTTACACTGGCGTGCTCTGCATAGAGCTTGAACGTCTCAGCCGTGGTGACGGAGCCGACCAGCAAAGGATACTGAAGGCGTTCCAGTTCTCCGACACAAAGATAATCACGTTGACAAAGACATACGGCTTGGCTGGGGACGATTCATTCGATGAGGAATTCTTCGAATTCGGGCTTTTCATGAGCCGCCGCGAGTACAAGATGATAAAAAAGCGCCTGTATCGCGGAAGGATACAAGCGCAGAAGGAAGGCTATTTTATCGGGTCGCGCCCGCCTTACGGGTACGGCAAGAAGAGAATCGGGAAGGGCTATGTGCTGGTACCGAACGAGAACGCAGAAGTCGTAAGGTACATCTTCAGAAGGTACGCGCAACGCGAGACGGCGGCGAACATCCTTCACGACCTCAACAACATGGCGATACCGACCGTGACTGGCACGAAGTGGACGGCCTACGCTATCCGCGAGGTCATCAAGAACCAGACGTACATCGGAAAGATAAACACAAAGACGGTTCGCTGCGAGAAGTCGATAAAGGACGGGAAGGTCGTGCAAAGATGGCTCAACAACTACGAGCCAGTGACCGTCGAAGGAAGGCACGAGCCTATAGTGGACGAAGAGTTGTTCTGGAAGTGCCGGGAAGTCCGCGACAGCAAGAAGACGAGGGTGAAGGCAGACCAGACGCTGAAGAACCCGCTTGCATCAATCATGTTCTGCGAAGTGTGCGGCAAGACGATTCGCCGCACACATTACGACTATAAGGGCGAAAGGACTTTCTACTATGGTTGCGTCACATCGCGATGCGAGACGAAGAACACATTCACGCACATCGTATATGACATGGTGATTGACGAACTCAAGAAGGAGCTTGAACGCCAGCAGGTCATGCTAGCCGATTACGACACATCACCAGAGCATGACGCGAGAAAAGACGAATTGGAAATGCTTAAAGCAGAGCTTGGCAAGAAGCAGATGATGTTGGAAAGGGCATGTGAAGCCTATGAGACAGGGATATATGACAGACAGACTTACTTGGAGCGAGTGCAAAAGGTCAATGCTGCCAAGGTCGAGCTACAAGCAAGAATCGAGACATTGGAGAAAGACATAGAGGAAAGTGAGGAAAGGCATGAGAAAGCCGTCCCAATCCTCACAAAGGCAGTCGAGGAGATGCACACCCTCACACCCAAGGAACAGAACGATTTACTGAAGATGATTATCGATAAAATCACATATAAAAAGACTGAATCAGGTGCAGCAATAGAACCGGAACTTGAAATCAGTCTCAAAATATAATCTTTCCACCATCATGAGGGGATGCATTTATGCACCCCTCCATGATTCCAGAGACATAATTGAGGCGGATAGCTCAAGTGCTACCGGCCTTTTTGCTATGCAGTGCGTTTCCACATGTACACGGCCAGATATGGCGGCATGTTGTCGTGCGCCTTGTTCCCGCCAGCGTACAGCGTGTTGACGTTGCCGCTGTAGCCCTTCTTGTCGTTCGCCTGAACTGTCATGGACGAGGTTGTCCCGCCCGTGGTGTCGTAGTTGTCAAGAGTGTGGTTGTGCGACGGCATTTCGGACGTCGTGAGCTGGTGGGCTGCTTCGCCGCCAGTGCTCCCAGCAGCGTAGGTGTCATCGGCACCGAGCAGGAACCTGCCCCCGATGCGCTCCCACGTCCCGCCGAACAGAGAAGCTGGATTGACATCTGTCACGCTCAGGTAGATTGCCCCGACCGGGTACGCCCCCTGCGCGGTGAGCCATGCCGAATCGCCGAGCTGGAATGCGTTCTCCTGAGTCGGCAGGCAGTTCACGCCGACGCTGGATTTCTTGGTGTCGATGAAGAACGCTGGGATGCCCTTGCCCAAAGTCAAGTTGTATTCGGTCGTTTCCAGCTTGTCCGCGACGGTCACAACGAAGTCGTAAGCTGAATCCCTGTCGCACGTCACCGTGGATTGGATTGAATCCTTCAGCTCGATTGGCGTTCCGTAGCTAGAATCCGAGACCTTCTTGAACTTCGCGGAGATTGTCACGGCATTCTTGCCGTTCAGGTACGAGTACCGCGCGCTCGCGGTGATGTACGTTTCAGGCTCGAAGTTGTTCAGGCGGTGCAGGTCGATGACGGCAGTTGGTGCGCTGTAATCATCGACGGTCACCTGAACAGATTGACTCGCAGTGAACCCACGACTGTCGGTTGCCGTGACGGTCAGAGCCTGAGAATACGAGACGTCCACAGCCCCCAGCGAGACGGCCCCCGCAGCAGTCACGGTTTTCGTCACCCCGCCGAAGGCGATAGCATATCTCGCAATAGTCGCGCCATTCTTCGCCGTCGCTGTCGGCACGGTCACGGTCAATACTGAGTGGTTCTGGACGATTCGCGACTTGTCACCAGTCACCGCCACCGTGGCGGCATTGGTGTCCTCGTACGAGACTTCCCCAAGCGCTGGCGCTGCGTCAACGACGTTCATCTTCCTTTCGGCCCGCGAGTAGTACGCGGTGCCGTCGATTGTCGTTTTCAGAACGTACGTGACCTTCAGCGTCGGCGAGTCCTTGCTCGCGTTACGCAGGGTCGTGCGCTCAGAATCTGTGAGCTGCATCGTGTACGAGCCGCCTGCACCGCTTATCGCACCTGCCCTAGTGATGCTGCCGCCTGCGAATTCTATTGACACGTCGCACGAGAACGAGGACGGATTGCTGTAGGTCAGCGTCGGGTTCGTCTCGTCCGTGAAGTCGTTGGCGGTCACGATTGTCGCGTTTCGGGCTATCCTGTCGAGCGTGATGGAGCCTGAAGCCGTGATGCTCCCGCTTGATGCCATTCGATTTCCCCCTTCCTATGCCAGTGCGACGAACGCGATTCCCGTGCTCGCATCCGTCTGAATCGGTACCATCTTCAGCAAGCCACCCACCGCGAGCGAGCTGTTGACGTACCCGTTCGCCATGTAGAGCACGCCATCGGTCGCCCCGTAGGTCGGGTTGCCGTTCGCGTCGTATCCCACAAGCCCCTGCGAAGCGTTGATTTCGATGCGCGAGCCGTCGTTCGCCCACATGCGAAGCCCGTCCTTGTCGAGCTGCCCCAGAAGCGAGCCGCCAGCCGAGCGAACCTCCATGACCCCGTTGCCGCTCCCTCCAAGCTTCAGTGTGCCGCCTTTGATTAAATCGGCAACGAAATTGATGACGTTGATGTTCTGCATGTTCATCGTTCCGTCGATGCCCCATGCGCTCTCGAAAGTCCCGTTGATGCCGTTGCGCGAGAACGCTATGCCGTTGTCGTTAATCAGGATGACGTTGTGCGCTTCCTCCTTCGGGAGCGTATCGAGCACCATGATTTTCGAGCCGTCGTAGATGACGTACGAAGCGCCCATCGACTGCGTGATGGTCTGCGTGACCGTATCCGTAACGCCCTGAATAGCGCTGTTGACAGTGCTCTGCGCAGCGCCTTGCGCGGACGATTGGAGCGTTCCGGCAAGCCCGCTTAACGTCTTGGTGAAGTTCCCGAACTCGATTTCTGCGTACTTGCCGAGGATGCAGTCATACGTGAACCCGATGACGTTTGTCAGGATGTGAACGCCAAGGCGCTCGTCGATGACTTCCACCGTGTCCCCGATGTCGGTCACGCGTTCGAGGTCGGCTTTCAACGTGTAGTTGACCTTCGGCACGCAGTTTGCGTTGACGTAATCCTGTGCCTGCCTTCTCAGGTCATCGACAAGGGCTTTACGGTATGCCGTCTCGTCGTTGCCGTAATCGTCTTTCTCGATTGAGGATTGCGAGAACGAGACGGTCTTGGTGAACGGTATGTCCCATTTCTGCTCGCTCTCGACGTAGATTGACGCGCTCGGGTCTTGGTCGTTCAGCAGAATGCCGTCCTTGCCGACTGGCAGCAGCTTCGTTGCGACGCTGCTCCAATCGTACTTGCACGTGAGTTCCTTCAGGTTCTTGCGGTACCTGACGGTCACGCCGTTGTCTGCCCCGATTGACTGGCGAAGCTCGATGCGGAAATTGTCGCGCACCAGATGCCCGCCCCAGCGCTCGATAACCGTTTGAATCGCTTCGTAAAGCGACTTTCTGACGCAGCGGAACGAGTCAATCGCCTGCACGTCCGAGATGGTTACGAACTCGCTCTTCGGCTCCGTGGCTTCGTTCAGGTGGTCGAGCGCCGAGTTTGCCGTCATATCGACGACATACGAGTCGGCTATGAGGTAGTTCTTCGAATCATAGAACACGTGCCACGCCTTGAGCGAAACCTTGGTGCTCTTCTTGGTAACGTCCGATATGCGGAACGCCTGCGCGCCCTGCGGTGTGTCCGCGACGATTATCTTCCCGCTCGTAAGATGGTCGGCATATTTGGTGCTCGCTTCAAAATCGAGGTAGTAATCGCCGTTGTCCTTCTTCGTGACCTTGGCCTTAGTAGGCAGAACAACCATGTCGCCGTTGGTGGTGAAGCTCTTGTCGGTCGCTTCGAAAACCCTAATCATAGATGCACCTCCGTATATGCCAAGGGGGGGGCGCATCGCTGCACCCCCCCCATTCTAGCGGCGCGTTGTCTCATGTCGCGCAGTTGGCATGTTGTTTTCGGGCGGTCATGCTCCGCCGATGCGCATGGGCGCTATTTCAGCTCGATGCCGTAAATGTCCTTGTATGCGGCCTTCGTAGCGTCCTTGTACTTCTCGGGAACGCTGTCGAAAGTGCGCAGCCCCTTGTAAATCAGTCGCGCGTAGATGTAACCCATTCTATGCCCCTTCCACGATGGTCGCTACAGCTTCCTGTAGCTCGCTGATTTGCTCGGCATTGATTTCGTCCTGTCCCTTCACGCGGTTGGTGAAATGGGCAACGACGTTCTCGCCGTCAGTCTCGGCCTTCACGGAGACTGGCACGAGATGCTGCACCGTGGAGCCGTCAAAAGCCGCGCCCTTCAGGTTGTCCTCGGCGAACTCGGCGCGGATAGCGTCAAGCTCCGCGAACGTCTTAACGACAGCAACGCAGTCGAGCGCAGTGCTCGAATCTGTAAAATCATAAGTCTTGCCATTTGCGAACTTGTAAGTTTTTGCCATTGTCTACTCCTTAATCACTTGTGCGGTTCCCTCGTTACCGACCCGCAGAACACCTTGGGGGCGTGGGATACGGATGCTACGGGCGCGACACCGGGAAGACGAGCTGCCCGTAATAGTAGCTATCCGCTACCCGATTTACGTACACCGAAATCAGTCCATTTCGGTCAACCATCAGCTGGCCTGACATGCTGTCTTCGCCTCTGTAACGGAGCGGCGCGATATAGGCGCCGCTATCATTGTGCGAACTGTTACTCGCGACGCCGAGAGGCTTGAGGCCGTCTGGCAGCGTCCCTATCTGGGTGAACGTATTCGCCGTCTTCACGTTAAGGTAGTCGGTCGAGACGATGCAGATACCCCCTTCGACGTAGCACGTGAGGCTCTCGCCGAGCCGGAATTGCTTCCGAGATACGGAATTGGCTAGGCTTCCAAGCTCTCCACCGACTGTTGTAGCGGTCGAATTTGAATTGGAAATGGTGTTTCCTTTTGCAATCGCGCCAGTCACCCTACGGAGAACACCGGCCACAACGACGTATTGACCAGCGGTGTACGCCTGCGATGCCGTGGTCGAGGATTCGACCGCAGCGCTCGGAACGATTTGGCGCTGAAGCGAAATGCTGTTTGAGTTGTTGATAGTGAAAGTGCTCGTTGTGTTGTCGGTGTATACGATTGTGTAGGTATCGACGGATTCCGTGCTAGCGGTCTTGACAATTTTCGTGATGCCGCGCCCGTCCTTGCCCTTCACGTTTCCGATGATGATTTTCGCCATTCTATCCCTCCTAAATTATATAATAAACGTTTCCAGTGCTTTTATCATACTCGAATTTGGGAGCGGTGCTTGCTGCGTCGCTGTAATATGCGACAAGATTGCCAGCGTCATCTACACCAAGCGAGAAAAGGCCGGAAATGGGAACGGTTATACCGGCGTCTCCCTTGTCTCCCTTTGCACCTGTGTCTCCCTTTTCTCCCTTTGCGCCAGTGTCTCCCTTTGCGCCTGTGTCTCCCTTTGCGCCCTTTGCACCGTTGGTGACGGTGTATGTTGATGTTGTGCCATCTGTATACGTGGTTGTATAGGTATCCACAAGCCCGCTCGTTGAGGTCTTGGCGATTCGCGAAATGCCGCGCCCCGCTGCACCCGTCGCGCCCTTTGCACCTGTGTCTCCCTTTTCTCCCTTTGCGCCAGTGTCTCCCTTTGCGCCTGTGTCTCCCTTTGCGCCCGTGTCTCCCTTGTCGCCCTTTGCGCCAGTAGCCCCGTTCTGCCCCTGCCTTGCGACGCTGTAGGCTACTGAGCCGTCAGAATAGGTGAGCTTAGTCCAAAGGTACTGACCCTGTGGTGCTGATACTACGCTGTTGCTCCACGTCCCCGAGGGGGGGGTGGTGTTGCTCGCCCCCGCTTGGTACTGGATAGACGATGTTTTTAGCGGCGCACCAGTCGCGCCCTTTGGGCCTTGCGGCCCGGTGGCCCCCGTGTCGCCCTTCGCGCCGTTGGTTACCGTGAAGCTGCCGGCGGCTGTACCGTCCGAAAAAGTTGCGGTGTATGTATCGACAAGCCCGGAACTTGCGGTCTTCTCGATTTTAGAGATTCCGCGCCCGTCATCGCCCTTGTCGCCCTTTACATTTCCGATTAAGATTCTAGTCAACAATACCACCTCTCCTAGATTACGTAGTATATGTTTCCGCTCTCGCGGTCGTATTCGAATTTGGGCGTTTCGCCCGTGCCTGCATCGTTATAGCTTGCGATTATGTTACCGTCAGCGTCAACGCCCAAGCTGAAAAGGCCAGACATGGGAACGGTTATACCGGCGTCGCCCTTGTCTCCCTTTTCTCCCTTCGCGCCGTTGGTTACCGTGAAGCTGCCAGCGGCGGCACCGTCCGAAAAAGTTGCGGTGTATGTATCGACAAGCCCGGAACTTGCGGTTTTCTCGATTTTCTGGATGCCAGCGCCGCGCTCGCCTTTGAGCATCATCACCTTGACGGTCTCGTCTATCTTCGCCATTCAAACACCCCACCCTAGAAAGTAATGTCCTGCATTATCTCGATAACGCCGCGCATGACCGTGAAAACGTCACCGTTGCACCCGATTTCGAAGTCGTAGAAGTACTTGCCGGGCTTCGCACCGGCAGTGTCGCTCGGTGCGACCCTCACGACGTAAGCCCCTTGGCCTACCTTGGAAACGCCATCCGAAAGCGACTTCCTGAAAATGAATCGGTTGTCGCTGCGGTTCGATTTGCAGGTGAAATAGGCTCGCTCCAAGTCCTGAGCGAACGGCTCGCCTTCCTCGTCCATGACCTGTAAGCCAAACGATAGCGTATCGCCGCGAACCATTCGGATGTACTTGTCCTCCATTGTGAAATTCGTCCGCATCATACCCACCTCGAAAAATCCTCGACCTTGATTTCCGTGACGTTTCCGCGCCACGATATGGCGTTCTCGCCGACCTTCAGAGCCAAATCGGAGTAATCGCCGGTGACGCGCCGATTCATCAGGGTGTCACCATGGTACGCATTCATCTCGTCGGCATCTATCGTGATATATCCGTCATCTATCGAGAATGACAGCACGGTGATTGCGTTGATTGCAAGCTCGACGTTTCCGCTGCCGTACACCGTGACGGTCGGCCTTGACACAACGTTTCCGCGATTGGTCAGGGCGATTTGGTTGAAGCTGTTGCTCGCCATGGTAGCGCTCAACGTAAAATCGACCGAAGTTCCAGCTTTGATGTCGAGCCACAGCGCATCGTACACGACGTTGGAATCTGCCGCTGCGGTTATCGTGGAATCGCCGTTGCTCTTCAGCTCCATATACGAACCGCCGAAAGACCTGTCATCCGAAGGGAATCCAGCGATGAGCCTTAACGCGCACCCAGCAGCTCTGCCGCTAGCCGAAGCCGCGAGAGTGTAGCTCCCGGAAAGCGACATGCTCTCGATTGGAACCTCTATATCGACGTCGCTCGTCGCCCTGCCAGACACCCTAATGCTGCCACCGCTTGAAGTTGCCGTGATGCCGAATCTGCTCGCCGTCGAATACTCGACGTGCAAGAACTGGTTAACGATGTCGAACGTCCTGTCAACAGCGTCGTGCTTGAACGGCTGAACGTGCATCTTCACCTTTGCCGTGCGGAACCTCACCAGACGCTCGAAGTCGATTTGGTCGAGAATCTGATAGCGGTAGTACTTGTCGGGTTCGTTGCTGAAAACGACCTCCCCATCTGAGTCGAGGAATGCTATCGCATCGTCGATGTTGAAGTCACCGTGAAGGCCGATGCCGACCTCCTTGTCGTAGGCTGCGTATCCCAGCTTTGTGACTATATCGCCGTCGCGCCCGTCGATTTCCTCTTTGCTCGTGCGCATCTTCGGCTTCGTAATCGGCGGAAGGGATTGGATTATCAAGCCTTTGACGTTCGTGCTCTTCTCGCCGTTCAATTCAATATAGCTAATCATGTAAACACCTCCTATGCGTAAATCGCGTTCGCGACAGTGCGCTCTACGAACTTTCCAGCCACCTCGTCATCGAGCACGATGTGCACTCGCTCAAGGGCTTCGACAACCGCATCGACCGCGCTGGAATTGGCAACGGCACCAGTAGCGGTCGAAGCGCTGTATGCAAGCTGCGGGTCGCTGACGAACGCCGAAGCATCGGGCATGGCGTCCTGCATCTGACCGACAACGCTGCCCATCTCGTCGGTGAAGCCCTCGCCGATACCCTGTGCGATGTACTTGCCTACTTGGTCGCGGAAGAGGCGCGAAGGCGAATGGATGCCGAGCGCGCCCTTCATGCCGTCGAGGATTCCGCTCGCAAAGCTCTTGACCTTGCCGGCCAGCCAACCGGCGGCGCCAGATATTCCGTTCCAGATTCCGCGCACGATGTCACCGCCGATGCTGAGAACTCGACCCGGCAGCGAGGCTAATCCGTTGACCACCGCGTTGAACATGTTCCTTGCGCCCTCCGCGCCCTTGCTCGCCATATTCCCAGCCCAAGAACCGAGGTTCGAGATGACGTTGCCGAGGAAGCTCGCGATGCGCCCGGGCAGCTGCGAGACAAAGTTGATTGCGTTGCTCAGGAACTGCGAGCCGGCACGCGAAGCGTTGGATGCCATGCTCGAGACCCAGCCAACGACGTTTGAAATGACGTCGCTCATGAAGCTCGCGACGTTCGCGGGCAGGTTCTGGATGAAGTTGATGGCGTTCGTCACGAACTGCGAGCCTGCCGAAGCGGCATTGCTAGCCATCTGCGCCACCCACGAGACGACCGTGCCGATGACCGTGCCGAGCAGGTAGCCGATGTTATACGGAAGGTTCTGGACGAAGTCCACGACGTTGCTCACGAACTGCGAGCCTGCGTCAGCAGCCTTCGATGCCATATCGGATACCCACCCAGTGACCGTTGCGATGACGTTGTTCAGCCAGTCGGCGAACATCTGCGGCAGCTGCGAGATGCTCGCGCCGAGGTTCGTAAAGAAGTCGCCGATTGCCTGAATCGCGTTGCCGACGAAGTCCTGCACGGCCTGCCAGACGTTCATGACGGCATCGCGGAAGCCCTCGTTCGTATTCCAGAGAACGACGATACCGGCGACCAATGCGGCGATTGCGGCAACTGCGATGCCGATGGGGGACGAGAGCTGCACCGCGTTCAGAATCCGCTGCGCGACCGTAAGTCCCTCGGTCGCGGTCTTCCAGCTCTTGAACGCAGTGACCAGCGCTTCGACCTTCTGCGCGACCATGATGGTGCCCAGCGCTGTGGAGATTCCCGCCAGCAGCGGCGCTATCGTCGGCAAGTTGTCCTTCAGCCACGATATGCCTTTCTTGATTGGCGGGATGACCTTGGAAACGCCGTCGCTGATTGAGTTGATGAAGCCAGTGACGTTCTCACTGCCGATTGCATCGTAAATCTGCATCAGGCCATCAGTGACAGCCGCCTGCATGTTTCCCATCGCGCCCTCGAAAGTTGACGTTGAAGTGGCGGCCTGCTGCGCAGCGTCGGTGAAGCCCAAATCCATGATTGCCTGATTGAACTCGTCAGCCGTGATTTGCCCTTCAGCCATAGCGTCGCGGAAGTTGCCCGTGTAGGCACCGTTCTGCTGCAACGCTTCTTGCAGCTTGCCGGACGCGCCGGGAATCGCGTCAGCCATCTGGTTCCAGTTCTCCGTCGTGAGCTTGCCGGCACCAGCCGTCTGCGTTAACACCATCGCCACGCTCTTGAACGTGTCGGCGTTGCCGCCAGCGACTGCGTTCAGGTTGCCGGCGGCCTGCGTCAGACCCGTGTAGTCCTGAATGCCGTTGGCAGCGAGCTGCGCGGTCGTGTTGGCAACCGTGTCGAGGTCGTACACCGTCTGGTCGGCGTACTCCTTCATATCGTCCTTGGCTTTGGAGATGGTCGCATCGTCGTAGCCAGCGAAGCTCATGGTCGATTCGAACTTCTTCAGGGCGTCGGACGAGTTGATTGCTTCGCCCGTAAGGCTCTGGACTCCGTTGATGGCGGACATGACGATGTTGCCGGCGAGGTTCGCGATAGCGCCCTTCAGAACGGTGAAACCGCCCTCGGCACCGCGTGCCTTATCTCCAGCGTCCTCGACGGCTTTGCCTAGCTTCTCGCTCGAATCGGACGATTTCCCCATCTGCGATTCGAGGTCTTTGATGTCGGCTTTCGTCTTGTTGATGTCCGTCTGTGCGCTGTTCATCTGCGTGCGCATACGCGACATGGAGCGCTCGTTCCGGTCGTTGGCGAGCGTCGATTTCTCGACCTGCTCTTTCAGGTTCGCGACCACTTCAGCTTGCTGCTTGTACTCGGTCGAAGACGTTCCCAGCTCTCGCCCGATGCGCTCAAGCTCGGATTTCTCCTTGTTGTACGAGGCGACCAGCTGCTCGTGCTTCTCCTTGTTCTGCTGGTACTCGCTGCCCATCTTCTCGTACTGCTCGCGGAGAACCGAAAGCTTCGACTTCTGCTCTTCGAGCCGATGCGTTAGCGCCGTCTGCTTGGCGGTCAGCGCTTCGATGCTCGTGTCGTTCTTGTCGTACTGCGAGGACACGAGCTTGAGTTCGGACGAAACTTCCTTCAGGTTCTGCGAGATGTTGCGCAATGCGGCGCGGTAGCTTGACTCGCCCGTGAGCTTGACCGCGCCACCGAAACTTGCCATAGAATCACCCCCTGTTTAAAACCATTCCTCGTCGCTCATTGACTGCGCTTCGAGCTTTGCGTATGTCGTGCCGTTCGCCCGCAACTGCGTCTCGATGTCGAACGTGTCCTTGTACGCTTGGTAAAGCGCCCGAAACCGTCTGAGCGTCAATCTCCCGACTTCCCTGTCGGACGAAAGCCCTAACCGCGTCCGCCCGATGAAGTAATACCACGCGAAGTTAATCGTCGGGTCGTAATCGAAAATCACGTCTTCGTCGTGGACTATGCGTTTTTTGAATCATCGGCGGCGGAATCGACAACCGTCTGCTGCACCTTGCTCGTCACAGATTCAAGACCTACGGCGGTCAGGATGCGGGCCACCTTGCGATGCGTCAGCGGCTTCTCGTCGGTGCCCTCTTCCTCGTTGGAGATTTCGATGCCCTCGTTAATCATCTGCATCGCGCCGAACACGAGCGCCTTGATGTTAGGCTCGCCCTTTTCAGGCTCTACCAGATTGCCCCACGCTTCGATGCTCCCGTACTCGTCCTGAATCGCTTCCATGACGTTGAGGTCGAAAGCGAGCTTGTATTTCTTGTCTTTGTACTCGATTTCCTGCAATTTGCTTTTCATGCCTTCCCTTCCTCCTTAAAACAATGGGCCACGGCTTTTGCCATGACCCATTATCGCACACATGTCACAGCTACTAGGCTGCTGGCGATGCTGCCTTGAGCTTGTCCTTCACCCAAGTGACCGCCGCGTCCTTGGTGTCGAAGGTCTGTGCGGCAGACCAATTGCCGTTCGCAAGGCTCGCCGCAGACCCCTCGATTTCGGGCGTCTTGAAGTCAACCTTCTCGCCCTTCGTCTGGTCCTCCTGCGACGGCTCGGAGAACTTGACCTTGTACAGGAACTCGCCCTTGTACTTCATAGCGCCGTTGACCATCTTGGTGATGACTCGACCAAGGCCGATGTAGGGGGCGACGTCGTTGGCGTTGCGCACCATCTCGCCCTTGCCCTCCGCGCCGTCATTGACGGTGTGTCCTAGGATGGGCGCGAAAATAGTATCGTCATCGTCGGAAACGCCGAGCGTCACGCTCGCGCTGTTAAAGCTCTTGTCGGATTCTGCCAAAGTGTCCTCGGCGTAGAGCGTCGCATCGTTGTTGGTCACGGAAACCTTGCACGACACGGCCTTGCCGAAGGTCTTCGGGCCGTCGTAGGACGGAGTACCGTCCTCTGCTTCGGTGAGCTTGCCCCACCAAATGTTAGTAAGGCCGATTTTTGCCATCTAAACCCCTCTTTCCTTTGCGAAACTTAGCGTCACGTGGAAATACCCAGTGTCGCTCTCGTACATGTCGGAAGACGAACGCGAAACCTGCCACGTCCAGCCCGCGTCCGTCAGCCTTGATTTTACCGCTTCCACCAGCGCGGTGAAGTTGCCCTTGCTGTACACGTCGAAGTCGTAGTAGGTGACGTAGCCCAGCAACGAATCATCCCCGGCATACGAGCTATCGTCGTACTCGCGGCCGAAGATGACGTAAGGCTCGCCATGCCCCTCGTACGTGAGGAACCTGACGGGAACCTCTTTGTCGTTGACGGTGAATCCGTCGAACAGCTTGACGATTTCATCGTTCATCGGCTCACCCCTTCGGCAGGTACTTGTCCTGCACCTTTTTCATGGCCGATTCGATTTCGCTGCTAACGAAACTGCGGCGCATGAAAGGGTGCCGAGGGTACGGCGAGTTGCTGCGCCCGTACTCGAACAGGTTGCACACCAGCGGCGCGGGCGTTCTCGTCCCGTCCTCGTTGGTGAAGTAGCCGTAGAACGCGACCTTGGTGGCAACGCCGTCATCGGAAGGCGTCTTGTACGAGCGGGTCAGCTTCAGGCACTTCATGATGCCCGACTTCATGAAGCTCGACGGGACGTTGGCCTTGACGTTCGCCAAGACCTTCTTCGCCCCCTCGCGCGTCATCTCCTTGAGCATCGTGTCGGTGTTCTTATCAAGAAGCTCGAACTGCTCCATAAGCTCGGTCGGGAGCTGTTCGTCGAATGCTGCCATCAGTGCGTCACCTCCTTCGCCTGAATCTCCAACTCGACGTTCGCGTAGTTGACGTTGTTCAGATACTGAATCTCGTAGCGCCTTCCGTCGAACAGAACGACCATATCACGGTCGATTTTCGTTTCGGGCGGGTAGCGAATCGTGAAGTTGGTCGTTGCCGCCTCGAAGCTCGTCCCGCTCTTTATGAGCGTGTAGCCGCTCGTCGTTCTCACGCTCGCGTAGGCTTCGAGAACGGGTTCGTCAACCGTGGTCGGGAAGCCCTCGGCATCGTGCGATACCTTCGGCCTGACGATTTGGATGCGGTTGCTGTACTTACCGGCGTTAATCATCTCGCACCGCCGAAGGCAGAAGGTTGACCGAGTGCATGTCGAGGATGCTCTGCACCGCCAAGTTGACGTTGGACGAATCGACGTACAGGGCGCGGTTGTCGTACATGTCTTGGGCGAGCGCGAACAGCGCGACGACGAAGTCCTCGCTCTCGTCGAGCTGAGCCGCAGTCAGGCCAGTGTACTTGCACATGTACGCGGTCGCCGCGCCGATTATCGTCTTGAGAAAACCGTCCTCGGATGCGGTCACCTCGCCGACCCTGAGATATTCGGCAAGGTCGGTCGAAGTGACCTCCGAGACTTTCGCAATCTGGTTCATCTAATCCCCCCTACTCTTGGGGATTCGCGTCCCCAGACTTCTTGGCGCTCCTGCCGCGCTTGGGCTTCACCTCTTCGATGTAGCCCGCCTTCAGCAGGTCGGCCACGATTGCGGCGTCCTCAATCTCACGCGTCTCGCCCTCGTACATCGAGATTGCGCCGCTGAAAGACTTCAGAGCCTTATGCATTTGCCATCACCAACTTGGCGAGCTTCTGGTCGTTCTGAACCTTGGAGTCGAACTCGAACCACGAGACGACGCCGGTCGCGTGCTCGTCGGCGTACCTCTCGCGCAGAACCTGCGTGGTGATGTTCTCGGAGAACTTCGTGGCGAGTCCGGTCATGTCGCCGTAGTAGATGACGGCCTTCTCGGCGGCGATGTTGGGCATGTTGTCGGACACGTAGACGGGCTTGCCGAGCAGCGTGGTGCCGAACGGCGAGGAAATATCGTCGTTTAGCAGGTAATGGCCGTCGGTGCCCTTCAGCAGTCGGAGCGCGGTGCGGGTCGCGGGGGACATAATCCAGATGGCGTTGTTCTGGAAGGTATCCTTGATGGAATCCTTCAGCTTCACTACCTCTTCAGAGGTGATTGCCGTTCCCGCTGCGGTGGTCACGGAGTTGGTGAGCTTGGAAAGGCCCTCGACCTTGCTCTCGGTGCCGATAAGAAGCTCGCGCTCGATGAAGCGTGCGATGTCCTCGCCCATCTGGTTGACGACGAACGACACGATGTCGAACTGCGAGTTGTTAATCAGGGAGTTGGAAATCTTGCTCAGTGCGCCAGCGAGGAAACCGTCAAGCTCGATGTTCTTGAACTTGCCGTTGCTGGAAGTCAGCGGTTTGAATTCCTCGGCATACGCAACGGTGATGCCGCCGTCCTTGGTGTCGTAGTACGGAATCTGGAGCTTGCCCTTGACGTTGTACTTCTGCGAGCGCTGGAGCACAGGGGATACGTCGTAGACCTTCTTGATAATCTGCTGCGCGATGGTGGTCGGGATGACCGAACCGTTGTCGGTCTTGGTCAGCTCACCGGCGCGCTCGTGGATGACGCGGCCACGGATGAAGTTCTCGAAGGCACGGCGCTCCTGCTGCTCCTGAGTCGGCTTCGGCTCGCCGCCAGCGGGCGCAGGCTCCTGCTTCGGCTGCTTGTCCTTGGAATCGTCAAGCTCGTCGCTAATCTTGAGCGCCTCCTTGATTCGCTTCACATCGTCGCGAATCTCTGCCAGCTCCTCGGCTTCGTCCTCGGTCAGCTCGCGCTTGTTGACCTCGGCATCCGCGAGAATCTTCTCGGCCTTGGTAATCTTGTCGTTCTTCAGCTCCACGAGGTTCTTGTAGCTCAGGGAGCGGGTGTGGTAAATCTTCGGCATGTTAGCCCTCCTTCATCTCGGCAATCATTGCCTTGTATTTGCTGTAGTCGATTTCCTGCTGCGTTTCTTTCTTGGGTTCGCTCGGCTCTTCTCGCGTTTCAGGCTGCGGTGCTTCGCCGTCATCGTCGAAAGAATCGGAAACGAAAAGTTTCTCTTCCGAATCCTCGCTGCGTGCCATAATCAGCGTCCCATCGTACGCGGGCACCTTGGAACGGTCGAGGATTGAAACCTCTTCGAGGTCGAGGTCGTTCACCTCGCGCGTCAACATGCCGTTCTCGACCCCGTTCTTCACGTCGCGGTCGAAGAACCCGAACGACCATCCGACTAGGTCACCGCGCTTCGCCATCTCGATAACGTCCTTGTCGGAGATGGTGCACTTTGCGCGAAGGCCGATGTTGTCCTCGGTCAGTTCGAGGTTGCCCTTCTTGGTGCTGCCGAGGTCGCGCGTCCAGTCGTGGTTGAGCAGGACGTGAACATCGTCGTTGCGCTTCAGGGCACGCGCGAACGCGCCCTTCTTGATTCGCTCGATAAACTTGCCCATGCGCGAAAGCAGCGGTTTGCTGTTCCGCTCCACGGCGTTCACGTAGCCTTCGATTTCAACCGCATCCTCGCGAATGTTAATCTGCATTTGCATCACCCCCTTGCGCCTGAAGTGCGCCGTCAGAATCCGAAATGCCCTTGGTCGAGTCCGTGTTGGGTGTGTAGACCTCGCCAGTAGACGTATCGAACAGAACGGAGCCAAGTCCGAGGTCGATGATGTCCAACCCCTGCACCTCGTTCATGTTCTCGTTTCGGCGCATCTCGTTAATCGTCATTATGCCACATTCTTTTGCAAGCTGGTACGTCTCGTATCGCTCCTTCAGACTGGCCTTGATGATTTCGCGGCTGTCGAAAGCGAAGAAGTAATTGCGCTTCTCCTTTTCCAGCAGCAGGTCGCGGTTAAGCGCCGTCTCGAACGCCCGCACAATCGGGTAGATTGCGAACCTGTACGTCTCCTCGAAGTTCTCCTTGATGTGGAAGATGCCGTTAATCTCGTCCGCCATCGTCCGCTTGTTCTCGTCAAGCTGCATCTCGGTTGAAGTGCTCGACGCTTCTTGGAACTCAAGGCCGTTGTTGAGCACGACAACGTTTTCCTCCGTGTTGCCGTAAAGGTTCGACCATGCGCTCTTGAGCGCATCGATTTCCTCCTGCCCGAGCTTGCGTTGGCTCTTCAGGAAACCTCTCTTGTTGCCGCCCGCCTTCACAAGCCCCAACTGGTACATGAGCGTTTGATAGGCAGTCTCCAGAGCCTTCGCGACCTCGACGGTAAGGCCAACGCCCGAAGCGCCATCCTTGGTGTTGCGGAGAATCTTGATGAACTCGAACGGCTTGTACGTGTTGGCACCGACGATGATGTCATATGACTTGTGAATCGGGTCGCTGTTGACGTTGACGCTCACGGAATCGCACGCAACGTAGAACAGGCCCGTCACGTCGTTTCGGCTGCGCTCGATGTAGCAGTACCCGCCCTTGCCCATCAGATAATCCTCGACCATCGCCTTCTTGAGTTGGAAGCCGTCTAACGTGTCTCCCGTGTCCACGTTGAGCATCTTCGTGCGCGGGTCGCCCTCCACTTCCTCGACAACGCCCTTCTCGGTGCGGTACAGGCGCACGGGCATGCACGCGACCGCGCTCGTGATGAAGTCAACCGCGCCAGACACGGCTGGGAGCATCATGGCCTTGTCGCGGTCGATTGGCTCGTTTGCAAGCAGCGCCCTGAGCAGCACGTCGTTTACCGTGCCGTCATCGCCGATGATGTTCTCGGCGGAACGCTTGCGCTCGCGCATGTTTTTAATCCATCCCATCGAATCACCCCTTAAATTACCTGAACCGTGAAGTCGGGCATTTGCCCGAAAACCACGTCCTGTTGCAGCAAGTATACGGCGTTGATAAGCGAAACCACCATATCGACCTTGCCATTGCTTTTCTTCTTGTGCACGTACATGTTGCGGTTCGTGTCGTAGCTGCAACGCGCGTTCTGAAAGTTGATTTCCAGCAGCTTGTTGTCGGTGTACTCGAACTCGCCGCCTAAAATCTTCTCTTTCAGCAGCTTGGTCGGCGGGTGGAGCACGCTCGAATGCTGCCGAATCTCCACCGTGTTGTACCCTGCGCCTTCCAACTTCTGCGCGGTGCTGAGCGCGTTCCATCGGTCGTAGCCGATTGCCTGAACCTGCACGCCGTACTTTTCCTCTATGCCGAGAATGAAGTCCTCGACAACGGAGTAGTCGATAACCCTGTCACCGCACGCGATGCACTTCCCGGCGCGGACGAACTCGTTGTAGTCGATTTTCTCGTAGGCGTTCTTCTCGGGAATGCGGCCTTCGGGAACGAACGCGAACACATCGGCGAGGATGTTCCCGTCATCATCGGCGGCAACCATCGCGACGGCTGTGTTGTCGTTCGTCTCCGACAAGTCCAACCCGAGATAGACCACGCGCCCGCGCCAGTCGATGTTCGCTACCTTGCAGGCCTGCACGTCCGCAACGTCGATGAACGTCTCGGTGCCCTGTCCTTGGTAGATGATGTTGCAGTGCTTGGTGAGGAAGTTCTCGCGTGCCGATTCGACCGCGATTGCATACGCCCGCTTCTTCAGCAAATCCTGCCAGATTTCGGGAATCTCAATGCTGACGGGATTCGCCTGACGCATGGCCGAATCGTCCGTCATCCAGTCCTTCGTCTCGTCAGGCTCGTAGAGCAACGCGAACAGCGAATCGTCCTCGGTGATGCCGTCCAGCACCTTCTTGGCGTATGCAACCTCGTCTTCGAAAGGGTTGTCGATGGTCGGGTACTTGGTCGAGATGATGAAGCCGAGTTTGTTCAGGATGTTGAGCTGACCCGACTTCATAGCTTCGATGGCGTAGTTGGTCGGCAGCGCCCCAACCTCGTCCGCGCAGAACGCGCTCGGAAGTCGGCCATCCATCCTCGACGTTGAATAGCTCAGGGGAACGTACGTCGAGCTTTTCGGCTTGAACGTGATGCAGTCGCGCAGAATCTTGAAGCGCCTGTTTCCCTTGTACTCGTAGACAAGCGGGGACGAGCGCAGGGTCTGCGAGATTGCTTCCCTAATCTGCCTTGAAAGCGCCCCGTCTGGTGCCACGGAAAAGAACTCGGCGAATCGCGGCTCGGTCAGCATCAAGATGATGAAAATCGTCGCTACCGTGTACGTCTTGAAGTTCTTGCGGGCGATTTCCAGAAGGCCGATTTCGTAACGGCGCTTATCGTGGTTGTCGCGGTAGACGGTGCATAGAACGGCGATGTATAGCAACCACTGATAACCAGTCGTGCACTCGTACAACGTCTGCCCGGCCTTCAGGCCCTTCGGCATGACGAGCAGCTTCAGGATTGATTCGACCTGTTGAATCTTCGCATCGCTGACGAAGTGCTTCTCGCTCTTGCCCTCGCAGACGTCCATCCATAGGCGCATCTGCTTCTTGACGTACGCGGGCGTGGTGTCCGCGTCGATTGCGGCCTTGCAGTATTCGTAACCCCTATTTCTCGCCATCGCTGTCACCGTTGACTATCGCCATGAGCGGGTCGCAATCCGAATCGCGTCCCTCGTCCTCCTTGGCGAATCCCTTGATAATCTTCATCAGTGTCGTGACTGTGCGGTTTGCGCTGTCCGTGGTCTTGTTGTACTCCGTGACCGCTGGGTTGACGTAGATATTCGCGCGGCCCTTCACATATTCCTTCGTAACGAGCGTGCCCGTCTCGCGGATTGCCGCTTCCAGCTCCGTGAGGTTGTTGAGCTGAACCTGATACCGCTTGAACGTGGTCATAAAGAAGAAGTTGGTCTGTACGCCCGTCTCTTCGGCGATTTTCAGGATTTCCTGCGCCTGCTCGTCGAGTGTTTTCTTTGCCATGTTCCGCTACCTCCGTTTTCTGTATCTATCGCTGATAATCTTCGGGAAGAAATTGTTCGCACCGCCGATGAGGTCACCGCCCTGCGCAAGCGCGATGGAAAGCGCACCGCTCGAATCAAGGAACTCGATACAATCCTCGAACAGCCTATCGAGGTCTTTGCAATCGGTGTGCTTGAGCTGCGCACCGGAAATGTACCTGAACATGAACGCGGTGTAGTCATCGTCGAGTTCGAGGAAGTATTCTAAACCCAACTTCTCGGCGAGTTCGAAGCAGACGTTGCGAGCATAGACGATTGCTCGCCTGTCCTCCGATAGGTCTGCTGTGTCGAACTTCTTGGACTCTGCAAGTTTGTCGAACTGAATCACCTTGTCGCCGTACAGCTCTCGATACCTGTCTGCCGTGTCATCCTCGTTGTCGATGACGATATAGAGCTTGCCGGTGTAGTTCCCCATATTCAGAGCACGAG